TGCGAACCCAATAAAGTTTATAAAGTTTTTCGTAGTGGTGAAACTTTATTAGCGAGTGTTCCTACTTGGGATAACCCTCCAAAACCATTTATTAATGACCATGAAATGCTAGGTGAGGGCTTTACAGAAATTGATGATAGACCAGTTCAGGGCGTTATCACTAACCCCCAATATGAAGATGGTGTATTATATGCAGATATAACCGTTTACAGTGAAAGTCTAAAAGAAGCGATTGAAAACGGTAAAAAAGAATTATCGCTTGGTTATTTCTGTAAATTTGAAAAACAATCTGGTATCTATGACGGACAACCTTATGATTACGTACAAATAGATATGGTGGGTAATCATATTGCGTTAGTAGATGCAGGGCGTTGTGGTTCAGATGTAAAAGTATTTGACCACAAATGCGTAATGGATTCTTTTGATATAACCCCCGAGGGCTTGAAAAAAGAATGCGATTCTGTTACAATAGAATCATCAGACATAACTGAAACAAAGGATAGTGAAATGGCAGATAAACGCGAATTCATCCGCAAGATAATGGCTATTGCTGCGAAAGCCGATAGCGATTTTGAGGGCGGTGAAAAAGAAAAAATCGAAACTATCGCTAAACTGTTGGAAGAATCAGAATATGCCAAGTCCGAAAAGGGTACGGCAAACGATGAAGCCGAAGAAAGCGAAAAGTCCGAAGACAAATGCGGCAAAGACGAGGAAGAAAAGTCTGAAAAAGCCGAAGATGAGTCTGAGGAAAAAGAAGAATCTAAGGATGAGGAAGAAAAAGAAGTCAAAGATGAAGATGTTAAAGCATCTGACGTTATGGCATTCTTGCAAATCATTCTTGAAGAAGTTCGTAAAATTGGTGAAAAGAAAGTAGCCGATGAAAGCGAAGAAAAGGAAGAAGAAGCCAAAGACGAAGACGATTCTGAAAAAAAGTCAGAGGATGAAGAAGAAAAGTCCGAAGACGAAAGCGAAGAAAAGGAAACGGGCGATGGTATCCTCTTTACTTTTGGACAAGATAAAGCGACAGTCGGGGAAGACCCTGCTATCAAAGCCTATCTTGCATAATTAAACAACAAAAATGGAGTAAGTAAAATGGCATTACAAAGTGTTGTAAATACAAAATTGGCTTATGGCGTTCCGGGTTCATTTTATGATGACTCTCCACGTCGCGTAGCCCCATATGTCGTTGCTGCTGGTTCTGTTGGTAAAGCGTTCACATTGGACAGCACACAGGCAGATAAAGCCGTTGTGGGTGGTTCTAACGCTTTTGCAGGTATCGCAGTCAACTCAAAAGAATATGTTATCTCTGGAACAACTGCTAGCACAGCATTTAAATCTGGTGATATTGCACAACTTTGCACAATGGGCCACATTGTGGTTGCGTGTGATAACGCTGTTGCTGTTGGCAATGCGTGCTTCTTTAAAGTCGCTGATGGTTCATTACATGCGGCTGCAAGTGGCGCAACGGTTGATGGTTACACCGAAATTGCTGGTTCTAAGTTTGTTTATGTTGCCGGTGCAAATGCTGGCGACCCAGTGGTTTTGGAATTGAACTAATAAGGAGTAAATAATGAAAGACGCTACTGTATTTTCTATTCCAGCGGACAAAGTAAAAGCGTATGCGATGGACTCGCAAACCACTGAAAAAACTTTGGACTTGTTGGGTATTCATTATAGCAAACGTGCTATGGATGAATTTAAAGCATATGCGATGGATGCTCTGCCGACATTGCAGACAACCCCATCTAATATGACACCAGTTCAGTTCTTGCAATTCTGGTTCCCAGATATGGTCAAAGTCGTTACACAATCTCTGGATGCAGACAGCATCTTGGGTCGTGACTTTGCAGGTTCTTGGGAAGATGAAGAATTGGTACAACCAATTATCGAATATGCTGGTCAGGCACGCGCATATGGCGACAAAACAAATCTGAACTTGGCAGACTTCAATATTAACTACGAAGCACGTACGATTGTTCGTATGGAACAAGATTTGGAAGTTGGTAAATTGGAAGCGGCACGTGCTGCAAAACAGCGTGTAGATGCTTTGGGTGCAAAACGTTATGCGGCATCGTTGTCTTTGGCTATTACTGCTAACGACATCGCATTTAACGGCTATAATGCATCTATCAACAAAACATATGGCTTGTTGAATGATCCAAACTTGCCAGCATATGTTTCATTGCCAAATGGCGCGGCTGGAACATCAGAATGGTCAACAAAGACATTTAATGAAATCGTTGCTGATATTAAGACAATGATGGCTGGCTTGCGTGCACGTTCTGGCAATAACTTTAAACCAGAATCTGATGCTGCTGTTTTGGCTGTTGGTACTAATGTTATTGACGCTTTGGATACTGTTAACCCATTGGGAACAACATCTGTTCGTGAATGGATTGCTAAAACATATCCACGTCTGCGTGTAGCATCTGCACCACAGTTGAATGCTGCTAACTCTTCGGATGACGTTGCATATCTGTTTGCAGAAGAATTGGCTGGTCAGAAAGTTATCGGTCAGTATATGCAAGACGCATTGCGTTTGGTTGGTGTGGAACAGAAAGCAAAGGGTGTATTAGAATCATATTCTAATGCAACCGCTGGTGTGTTCCTGCGTGTTCCTATCGCAATTTGCAGATATTCGGGCTGCTAAGCCTGAAACCAATGGTTGGGGCAACGCTAGTTTCTGGCTTTCGCCCCAATCAAACTTAGTATTGAAAGGAGTAAAAAATGTTTATTGTAAGTAGAGCAAGTCAAGATAACGAATATGTGGTTTGGGGTTCTACGCCAAATGGCACACGCACAGTTAAAAAGTCCATTTTAATCAAAGGCGGTGCACATGTTATGGATAAAACCACAATGACAACCCCAGAGGGTGTTGTTACAGAAGTTTCGGATGAAGATTGGGAATTGTTAAAAGAACATACAGCCTTTAAACGCCATATGGATCGTGGCTTTATGGAAATTATGAAAGAGGAAAAGAAAGCCCGAGAAACATCTAAAAAGAAATCTAGTAAGAAAGACGGCGGTGCACAATTAACCCCAAAAGATTTTGAAGACAAGGGGCAAAAGGCACCGGTGTTAAATAAGGTGTAAAATTTGCGCCTACAACGATAAAAATGCGGGAAAGGGTAAAGTTATAGTCCCGCCCGCATTTGTTAAATATAGGGGAAATAAATGGCAGTAGAAGTAACGGTTGATGGGTTCAGAAGTTCGTTTAAGGAATTTTGCAACCCTGTTAAATATACAGATTGTTTGTTAACTCGTTTTTTGACACAAGCACAAGCCTATATTTCCACACAGAGTTTTTATATTTCTGATAGCATACGCTTGTTATTAATTCAACTTATGGCGGCGCATTTAATTACATTGTCAGAAATTGACCCACAAACAGGTATTGTAAGTTCTATGGGCACTGTTGCTGGCGCAGAAGTTTCTGCCACTGTGGGGGGCGTTTCTGTAACAAAACAGAGCCAAATAAGTAAAAATGCGCTGGAACAATGGTTACAAAGCACTGGGTATGGTCAACAATATTTAGCAATACTGCAAGCGCATAATATAGGGTTTTATTTCAGGGGCAATCCAGCACCTTGGGGCATAAAATGATAGGTCTTAAAACTGAATTAAAGTTTTTTCATAGATTAAAAGACCCTAGGGATGTGGGGGTAAATATCGGCTGGTTCGCAGACCAAGAATACTCCGATGGAACCAAAATAGCAAACGTGGTGCGCTGGAATGAATTTGGAACGAGACAGGATATGCCACAAAGACCGTTTTTAAGAACGGCCATAATGGAAAACGAGAAGCGTTGGACTGAATTATTAAAAACTTTGGTGCAGCGTGCCATAGACGAAAACAAATCGATAGACAGAGTATTGAAGTTGTTTGGCGAACAGGTAAAGGGGGATATACAGGAAACTATATTGGCGGGTGGCTGGCAACCAAACGCTAGAATAAGTATTGAGGGTGGCTGGATGCGCAATAAAATATCAGGCCGACCTTTTTATGTACAAGGTAAGGGTTCGGGCAAAATGCCACTTATTGACACCGGCACTATGCTAAAAAGTATAGATGTGCGAACAGACGAGGAATTAAGCAATGTTTAATGTATTAAAATCAGCGTTAAATATTATACCCAAACAGGTAATTTACTATCGTAAATTCCTTGGTCGCAAACCTAATTCTATCGGCAATATGGTAAATACCTATGGGGACAAGGTGGCAATAATAGGTTCTATTCAGCACGCAGAACGCAGTTTGTTATACAAAATGGGTATTGCTAACACAGAAGATGTATATACCGTATGGCTTCACACAAATGCACAGGGCGTATCAGAAATTGAAAGTGCCGACCAGATTATAGGGCCAGATGGTTCGGTTTATAATGTAATAGACACGGATGTTTGGTACGATTATCCAGCACAAGATTGGAAC